CATGTGGGATCATTATTGTGATGTTGAAAAAGACTTTATGGAAAATGCTGTAGGAGAAGAATGTAACTGGTGTGGCAGAATATACTATGACAAAAAAGATACTGATAATCACAGACAATCTAGTTGACCAAATCAATGGCGTTGTTACAACCTACAAAAATATTGAACCGTATGCGGCTAGGGATGGTTATTCTATTGATTATATTAACCCCGGGAGGTACCGCTATGTTGATTGCCCTAAGTATAACGAAGTCAAACTTGCCTATCCCAAAAACTTGGGTAAAACGATCAAGGAAATATCTCCGGATCATATCCACATCGCCACAGAGGGTATTATTGGTTTGTTTGCTAGAAGGTATCTTACAGTACACAGGATTAATTACAATACTGCTTATCACACTAAATTTCCTGAAGCTATAAAGACACTGTTTGGCGTGCCAGAAATATTTACATGGCCACTCATACGTTGGTTTCATTCTAACTCAAATGCTGTATTGACAACAACAAATTCTATGGTAGAAGAACTAAAAAGCCACGGATTTAGCAACAATGTTGTGCCATGGACAAGAGGTGTTGATAGAGAAATATTTAAACCTGCTGAAAGAAAAGCTAAAGAAAAATTAGTGTTGCTCAATGTAGGAAGGGTTAGTAAAGAAAAGAATCTAGAAAAATTTTATGAAATTGATATTCCTAACTGCCAAAAGATACAGGTAGGAGATGGGCCTATGTTAGGAAAGTATATCAAACGGTATCCTGATGTGAATTTTGTCGGATCCAAATGTGGTGTAGAACTTGCTCACTATTATCAACAAGCAGATGTTTTTGTGTTTCCGAGTTGTTGGGATACTTTTGGAATAGTTATGATAGAATCAATGGCTTGTGGTACACCTGTTGCGGCATATCCTGTACAAGGTCCGATAGATGTAATTGATAACGACATAACTGGCGTGATGGATGCCAATCTGCCAACAGCAATCAAAAAAGCACTTAACTTAGATCGCGAAAACGTGTATAATAAAAGCACAAAGTGGTCCTGGGAAAGAACATGGGAGATATTTAGAGATAATTTCATATAAATTGGAACACTGTAGGACTTGACAACGCACCCTAATCATGTTATCCTTATAAATGTCTAAACAAAAAAGGCATTTATTATGAAGAAAGTAATCTACTTAGCGGGTCCGATAGCAGGCCTGAATGAAGAAGAAGGTACAGGTTGGAGAAAAGATGTTGCCTCACGATTGAGTGATGCGACAAATGGAAACATTATTGGTATCTCCCCTCTACGATGTGAACCAGTCAAACCCGGTATGATGTATGATGAACCAGGTGCAGTTGAAAAGTTGTGGAGTGACCCACGATCTATCAATGCAAAGAACTGGTTAGATACTGATTCAAGTGATTTGGTATTGGCATATCTTCCTAAAGTATATAACGATAGACGACCCTCTATTGGAACACTGATAGAGATTGGTTGGACAATCGGTCTGAATAAACCTTTGATAGTTGTTTCAGATGATAACCAGTTGTTAGAACACCCCCTAATCAAATGTAATGCGGCATGGCGTCTAAACGAACTAGACGATGCTGTTGAAGTAATCATTGGATTATTTGGGGAGTATGTGTCATAGGAGGACACAACGATGGCCCGTGAGAAAAAGAAACCAATACACTATGTTAATAACAAAGAGTTTCTAGAAGCAATCATTCAGAGAAAAGAACTACTCAGAGAAGCAGAAGAAACAGGTGCACCAACACCACAGATTAGTAACTACCTTGGTGAGTGTATTCTAAAGATTGCTAATCACCTTTCGTATCGACCTAACTTTATCAACTACACTTATCGTGAAGAAATGATTAGTGATGGCATTGAGAACTGTTTACAATACATAGATAAGTTTGATCCAGCAAAATCAAAGAACCCCTTTGCTTACTTTACTCAGATTATCTACTATGCTTTTATTCGACGGATTACGAAAGAGAAAAAACAACAGTCCATCAAAGAGAAAATGTTAAAAGAATCTAACATTGAAGCACGTATTGCTGTACAGGCACACGATGATGAACGTGACTATCAGCAAGCGTTTGTAGAGATGTTGGATAAATACACCTTTCACGATGATAACTAAATATGAAAGTTGCGATAATAACTGACACACACTATGGAGGCAAGAATGATAATATTTCCTTTGCGGCCTTCCAACGAAAATTCTACCAAGACACTTTTTTCCCAATACTTAGAAGGGAAGGTATTACAACGATACTACATTTGGGGGATGTCTTTGATCGCCGCAAGTATTCTAATTACAATTCTCTTTCTCTAGCGAAAGAGATGTTCTTTGAACCAGCACGGGACTATGATGTTCATATGCTGGTCGGCAACCACGACTGTTATTATAAAAATAATAATGATGTAAACTCTATTACATTAACCTGTGCAGAGTATGATAACATCACCGTGTATCAAGATGTGCCGAAGGTAGCAAGTGTTGGTGGTGCTGACATTCTATTCATACCCTGGATTGCTCCGGCACATTATGCTCAGTCAGTAGATGTAATTTCCTCAGCACCAGCAGATGTGGCTATGGGCCATTTAGAGATCAACGGTAACGAAGTGATGCCGGGTCTTGTTTGTGACCACGGACTAGATAGAGATTTATTCAAACGATACGAAAGAGTATTCTCCGGACACTATCACGGGCAACAAGACGATGGACATATTCGTTATCTTGGTGCTCCATATGAGATAACTTGGAACGACTACAACACGGCAAAAGGTTTCCATACCTATGACACCGACACCCGTGAGTTTGAGTTTCACCAGAACCCAAACAAACTATTCAAGAAAATCTTTTATGATGATACAAAAGAAGATATGCTGAGTATGGACTTATCAGAATATGAAAACACATATGTAAAAATATTTGTAGTAAATAAAACTGACTTCTATACCTTTGACAGATTCGTAGAATCATGTTATGATATAGGTAACTTTCTTGAATTAAAGATTGTAGAGGACTTTAGTGACTTAGACCCAAATGCTATCGCAGATGAATCCTTAGAGGAAATAGAAGATACGATGAGTTTATTATCTAAGTATGTAGATGAGATTGATAGTCAGGCACTAGACAAACCAAAACTTAACAAACTACTAAAAGGTTTATACATTGAGGCACAGGAGATAGAATGAATACATTTTACTTACATAAAGATCCAGTAATTGCTGCCGAGATGCATTGCGACAAGCACGCAGTCAAGATGCCAGTAGAGTCAGCACAGATGCTGTCTACTGTACACAGATACCTTGACGGCAAACAAACTTTTAGATTGTCTGCCAAAGGTAAGAATATGAAACACTGGGCAATGGAAGATGATAACAAAGAAACCAAACTGTACAAGGTCGCACACCTTAATCATCCTAGTACCATATGGACCAGACAGACATCAGAAAACTATCTATGGCATTATGAACTGTTCAAGGCATTACTAGGTGAATACACATATCGTTACGGCAAAGTACATAAGAGTGCTCAACTGTTAGATATGCTTTCAATTCTACCCAAGAACATACCAGAAGGTGAATTCACACAACCACCACAGTGTATGCCAGATCAATACAAGTGTGATGACTCAGTACAAGCCTATCGTAACTATTACTTAGGCGAGAAGGCAGGATTTGCCAAGTGGAAAGCAAGAGAAGTACCAACGTGGTTTAATTATGATAACATTTAGAAAAGTAACATACAAAAACTTTTTATCAACAGGCAATACAACAACAGAAATAGAACTAGACAAACATAACACCACACTGATTATCGGTGACAACGGATCGGGCAAGTCAACTATGCTCGATGCGTTGTGTTTTGGTTTGTTTGGTAAGGCGTTTCGTAATATCAAAAAGGATCAATTGGTCAACTCAGTGAATGAGCGTGACTGTAAGGTTGAAGTCTTTTTTGATATTGGGAGACAGAAGTTCCATGTCATTCGTAGCATCAAACCAAATCGGTTTGAGATTTACAAGAACGGCAAGATGTTGAACCAAGATGCCAGTGTTCGTGACTACCAGAAACATCTAGAGAATAATATTCTCAAGTTGAACTATCAGTCATTTACACAGGTAGTTATTCTTGGGTCATCATCATTCGTTCCGTTTATGCAATTGACTCCTAGAAATCGCCGTGATGTTGTAGAGGAGATTCTAGACATCAAGATATTCTCTATGATGAATACGATTCTCAAAACAAAAATCAAGATTCTGAAAGATAACCAGAAAGATATCGCCCATCAGTTTGAAATGACTGAGACACAGATTGATATGGCACAACGACATATTGATAAGAGTAAAGAGAACACTAAGGCAAACAAAAAGGCTCTTGAACAAACGATAGCAAAGAATGAAATTGAGATTGTTACTTTGAATACTCAGATTAGTTTGTTGATGGATAAAATTGAAGAATGGAATGATCGTGTTCTACCACAACAACAAAAGTTGAATGAGGATAGAAACGAACTAAACAATATCAAATACAAACTAGATCACAAGTCCAGTAAAGCAAGAGAGGAGATTACATTCTTTGAGGAGAATGATAACTGTCCAACTTGCGAACAGAACATAGATGAAGAATTCAAGAAACAGGCTATTCAAGATCGTACTGATAAGATGATTACCAATGCTTGCACAACATCAAAACTAAAAGAAGAATTGTCTGCAATGGATAACCGTCTAAAAGAGTTTGTAGATATTGAGAATGCTAATAGAGAATATGAAGTAGATGTAGCAAAGAAAACAACATCAACAAACTCCATTGTATCTTTCAATAGACAACTGCTGCAGCAGATAGAAGATTTCAATAAGGCTGATGCGGAGTTAGTAGAAGAAAAAACAAAACTAAAAACATACAAAGGCCAACTCAAGATAATTGAAAAGAGAAAAGAAAAACTCACAGAAGATAATAACTATCTAATGATTGCTAGACAACTGTTGCAGGACTCAGGCATCAAGACCAAAATCATTAAACGGTATCTGCCAGTGATGAATAAACTTATCAATAGTTATCTGTCTGCTCTTGAGTTCCCTGCACAGTTCAACCTTGATGAAGAATTCAACGAGACAATCAAGTCAAGGTATCGTGACATCTTTAGTTATGCCAACTTCAGTGAAGGCGAGAAGATGCGAATTGATTTGGCACTACTCTTTACATGGAGACAGATTGCCAAGATGAAGAACAGTACGAACACTAACCTGTTGGTGCTTGATGAGATATTTGATAGCAGTTTGGACTTCAACGGGGTAGACGAATTCCTAAAAATATTAAACACACTTGCGAATGAGAATGTCTTTATCATATCACACAAATCAGATTTGAGTGTAGATAAGTTTGACCATCTGATTCAGTTTCGCAAAGAACAAAACTTTAGTAAGGTAACAACATAATGAAACTAATACAAGAAAACGACCCAATATTGAAAAAGGTAATGCCCGATTTTAACTTTGATAACCCAATCATGGATCCCAATGAACTTGTGAAAAAAATGCACAAGGTTCGTAAGAAAGACGGAGGCATCGGACTTGCTGCCCCACAGATAGGAATAGAGACCCGAGTTATCGTTATCGGTATGGGTGATCTACAGACAGAAGGAACAGAAGATTTTGCCAAGGCATTCTTCAACCCCGAGATCACAGAATCAAGTAAGGATGAAGAATACATGGTAGAAGGTTGTCTGAGTTACCCTGGTCTATTCGTGAAAGTCAAACGACCCAAAGAGATTACCTTCACATTTGAAGATGAAGATGGTACAAAATACTATGACCATTTGGGTGGTATTACTGCTCGTATCGTACAGCACGAAATTGACCATTTGAATGGAGTCACATTTGACACCAAGGCAAACCGAGTACACCTACAAAAAGCTAAAAAAGACCGGAAACTAGCGGGTAGATATAAAAAGAGATCGGCCCTTGACAAATGGGGATAAACCTGATAAGCTGGTAGTATGATTCAATTATGAGTAGAAGATATATGTTTATTGATGTACTAGCAACAGCACTAAGTCGATTTTTGCCGTATAAAAAACCCGCATACGATCATTTGTCTGACGAGGACTATATCACAATTCTAAGTTGGTGTGAAGATTGGGAACCAGAAGATGTATACTACACAGCATGGAACGCATCTGAGATGGATATGTTTGTCGATTGGGAGAAGTGGTCTCAAAATATGACTGACTTACCTGGCCCTGTCAAGTATCAACTTCGATACGCATTAGAGAAGCATGAGAAGAAGGGCAATCTAAAAGCACTTAGGTCTTATGCGTATGTCTATGAGTTTTTTGGAAAGTGGAGCAAAAGATTTTTATGGGCTTCACTTATTTTTCTTACCTATTATCTATTCTTTTAATATAAATAGTAGTAGAGAATCGCCTTCGGGGATTCTCGTTTTAAACCTTGCATAACATGGAGGTACCAAATAATGGTAACTAGCAAAGCAGTAGCAAACATCTGGGATCAATTCCAGAACTTCGACCGTAACACACTAACACCTTATGCCGTAGGCTTCGACCGGGTCTTTGACCGACTGAATGACTATGCAATGCATCAGGCAACCTCAACAGGTTTCCCACCTTACAACATTCGTAAAGGTGACGATAACACTTTCACTATTGAATTGGCACTCGCCGGTTTGACCCGTGATGACCTTGAGATTGAAGTTGCAGAAGGTGTCCTCACCGTTCGTACCACAGACAAAAAAGAAGAGGCAGCCGATACAGAGCTTCTTCATCGTGGCATTTCTTTTCGTAAGTTTTCTCGCAAGTGGACTTTGGCAGATGATATTATTGTCAAAGACGCAAAGATGGAAAACGGTATGCTCTTGATTCATCTAGAACGAATCATACCTGAAGAAAAGAAACCTCGCCTTATTGATATCAAATAAGGGGGACAATCATGGAGTTTTATTTGGGCCTATTAATAGGCCTTGGAATCGTTTGGCTGTTCGCGGCCATATATACAAAATAGGAGAAAAAAATAAATGTGGACGTTATTATTCATTTTGGGTGGAGCCTTTGCTGTTATGGCATGGATTCATGATCCAAAAATTGATGAAGAACATAAAAAATTTTATAACAAATACTATTGACATTTGTTGTAAAGCGTGATACTATTATATTATGAGTAAAAAAATTAATTATGCGTTTAGTGAAGATAAGGCACTCCGTGACTTACAAACATACGTGGACGGTACTTACGGCGAGCATTATGCAAAACGTAAGTATCAGTCCACACAATTTATTGATGATTGTGGCCACGGAGAAGGCTTTTGTATGGGTAACATCTTGAAGTATGCACAACGGTATGGTCGTAAGAACGGACATAATCGTGCTGACCTTATGAAGATTTTACATTATGGAATAATCATGTTACACATACATGATAACAAAGAAGGTGATTAAATGATGAAACTAAGTGATAAAACCGTAGGCATTCTAAAGAACTTTTCTACCATCAATCAGAATATTCTGATTAAAGAAGGTAGTAAACTCCGAACAATGTCAACAATGAAAAACATTTTGGCCGAGGCAGATGTCTCTGAGGCATTCCCCGCAGACTTCGGCATCTATGACCTCAATGAATTCTTGGGTGTATTGACTTTGGCCAAAGATGCTGATCTCAATTTTGACAACCAGGCATTCTTGACGGCGAATAGTGGTCCGACTAAAATCAAGTATATGTATTCTGACCCATCTATTCTCACAGTCCCACCTGAGACTTTCAACGCACCAGAGACAGATGTAGACTTCTCTATGCCACAGGACATTTTGGCTTCCGTATTGAAGGCGTCTGCTGTTATGCAACTTCCCGATATCACGATTGTCTCTAATGGTAATCCTGGTGTTGAAGTTACAGCAACAGACTTGAAGAATACTTCTTCAAACAACTACACACAGGTTCTTGATATTGACCGTCAACCTTTTGAGTGTCGTTTCAAGGCAGAAAATCTCAAGATGATTACTGGCGACTATGTAGTTAATGTGTCAACTAGTGCTGGTGTAAGTCACTGGGCTGGAACTGATGTCTCTTATTGGATTGCTATGGAAGCAAAGACTGATGGATGAGACAACCGAATGGACAGTCAATGCCATTAAAGACCTAATCGAATTGGGCGTTAGTACAGAACGTATTGCGGACCGATTAGGTATTGATATTGACGAGATAGAGTTGGAAGAATGTCCAGTAGTATAGAAATACTCCACCACTTTTCATGCACTAGTTGCCGAGGGTGGTGGAGCATTGCTTTAGAAACCGTTATGAAATCAAGACAACTGTTTTGTCCTTGGTGCGGACATAACGATTATTATGAGGTGGAAAAAAATGAAGGAACCGATCCTATGGGTGGAACATTACAGACCAAGAACCATTGATGACTGTATCTTACCCCCAAAGATAAAAGAAACTTTTAACGAGTTTATCAAGAATAAAGACATACCCAACCTGTTATTGTCAGGTGGGGCTGGTGTCGGCAAAACAACAGTAGCACGTGCTCTATGTAATGAACTAGACACGGACTATATGATAATCAATGGCAGTGAAGAATCTGGCATTGACATTCTTAGAACAAAGATTAAACAGTTTGCTTCGACTGTATCTCTTTCTGGCGGACAGAAAGTTGTGATACTTGATGAGGCAGACTACCTCAATCCTCAATCAACGCAACCCGCTCTCCGTGGGTTCATTGAGGAGTTTCATAAGAATTGTCGTTTTATCTTTACTTGTAATTTCAAGAACAGAATTATTGAACCGTTACATTCACGGTGTTCTGTTATTGAATTTAAGATAAACGGCAACCGACAACAACTTGCCGGTCAGTTGCTTGACCGTTGTGTGAATATTCTCAATGAGAATAATGTCGAACACGATAAGAAAGTTGTTGCCGAAGTAATAATGAAACACTTTCCTGATAACAGGCGAGTGTTGAATGAGTTGCAGCGGTATGGTGTGTCGGGCAAGATTGACTCTGGCATCCTCGTCAACCTTTCAGAAGTGAGTATGAAAGAGTTGGCCCACCACCTCAAGGAGAAAGAGTTTACACAGGTTCGTAAGTGGGTAGTTGATAATATTGATAATGATCCCACCAAAATCTTCCGCAAGATTTATGACAACCTGTACACATATCTTGAACCGAACACCATACCCGCTGCTGTTATTCTTATTGGTGATTATCAGTACAAGTCAGCATTTGTTGCTGACCAAGAAATCAATCTGTTGGCTTGTCTAACAGAGATAATGTCACAGTGCAATTTCAAGTAAAAGAAGAATGGAACGATAGACTTGTCCGTGAATGGGAGAGTTGGATACCCAACAATCTCCCTGAGACAGTCGATGCTCTAACAGACGATGAGTTGAGAGACTTGCTTGAGGATGAGTTGTCTAAACTCCGTGAGATGTCTGTGGAAGAAATCACCCTTTATCAAAAGTGGTGTGA